GTTACACTACCACTACTATTAGCAACAGGAGCAGCAGAGGCACTGACACCACCAACAGATTCTGAACGTACTGCTTGGGGGAATAATGATATTGCATTAATTAATACTAATAAAAAATATTTTACTGACTGAAGGTGGAAACCGTGTCGGTGACTGAAGTTATTTCTTGAGTTCTTGTTATAACCGTATGGGATTTTAAACCTGGTTGAGATAGTGTTGAAGTAAATTGCCATGCTTTTGTATCATCCTTTATTCGAAAATCAGGTAAATTATTTGGATTCAAACCTGTCCATGTTGAAGTAACATTATTAACAGTATTTGTAACATTAGTAGCTGATGGAATTAAAGTTTCTGCATCTGTAGTTATATTATTCCCTGTTAATGTCATTTGCCACCCACTCTGATATTCAATTACCGATATCACCTCAGAAACTTTAGAAGTAGTCTCTGTATGGGATGTCATGCTACCACTTTGAAAATTTGGCGTGACGGGAACTGAATATACAGACGTTGGCCATAATAAAAACAGCAATAAAAGCCGTTTCATAATTTTATTCTATAGTTATTTCACTAACGAATTGTCCTAGAGCCTGAGTACCAACTCCACCAGCAGTTAATTCAATTTCCCCCTGGGAATTTATAGTACCTGCCAAATCACCAACGGATCCAGCAGCTTGTGTAGTAACTGTTCCATACGCTGGCATATTTGTAACTTCACCATCTGTTAGTTCTACACCTGATCCAATTGCTGCGATTCCGTCCCCCTGGGTCCATGACTCACTGAATGAGAATGCCTCGCCTTCATTATCTACTTCGTAAGTACCTGATGTCATTGTTGGTGCTGCTGTAGCTGAACCCGCAGTTAATCCACCAAAAGATCCATCGTCTGTGACTTTAATATTACTTCCGCTTACAACGTATGTTGAGCCAATTCTTTCGCTAACTGTTGCTGCACCGTTCACACTAAGTTGAGTTGATGTAGATAAACGATGTACTAGATCTGCTTTTACAGAAATAGGAACAAATAATAATATTAAAAATGTTAAAAATTTCAACATTTTAAATTTCTGATATTAGATATTTAAAGTCTATCATCCATTATTAATTCTCTATCTTTAAAATACTTATCTAATATCCAAGAACTACTATTAATTTTATTATTACCTCCAACAGACCATACAAAATTAACTCTAGGATCTAAGCCATAGCGTTTAATTTCAGGAGTATTTTCTGATGTTCTATCTCCTCCATTTGCAAAATATATTTTATTTGTTAAGGTTAAACATTTTTGAATTGCACCACATGCTGAGTTATCATAATCATCCCAATCAATAACAATATTGACCATATCTAGATGTTTAACAATATTGGCTCGTTCATTCCAATTTTGAAAACATTGTTTCTTTTTATTTGTTAACCAAGCGTCACTATTCAACCCAACAACTAAACAGTCAGATAATTCTTTTGCTTCTTTAAAATATTTAATATGACCACTATGAATCGGATCGAATCCACCTGTTACAAGAGAAATTGAATCGAAGAACATTTGAAATTTTAATCATCTAATAATATATAATCTATTGAATGTGGATGCTCTTGTAAATAAGAACTATTATTTTCAGCATTATTTTTTGCTTCCCAACAATTTTCAGCATCAACATATGTATCTTGATGTCTTTGTTGATCATCAAAATAACCAATCGTATAGTGTTTAATCATTTAAACAAAGATATACCTTGTTCACAATAACAACTACATTCGTCTTATCTTTTTAATTATTGTCTTTCCACGATGTAAAGCTCTACGAAGCATATTTTCTTTCTTTACAAAATCAAGTGTTATATCTTTCTTAGAATGATACTGCCAATTAGGAATATAAAGTGGACTGTTCATGAATAAACCTCCTTAGTTATTTCCTTTTTAATTTTACATCTGGTACTTAGAATCTTTACTAGGTGTTTCTGCCTTAATTACTAAAGGAGCTTGTTCAATTCTTACAGTTTGCACAGCAGCAGTTGATGCAGCTTTTGCAATCATTGCTTCCATGTCTTTTTTAGTAATTTGACCATTATTATCACCATTCATTTTCATAGTTCCATCGCCTTTTTTAGAAGCTGTAGCAATATTAAAACTAGCTAAAACCCCTGTAAAAACTGAAGCTATGAAAGTTGGATCTATTTTTTGCTGTGGTATTCCTGGGATAGAAACGTAATTTAAAGTTAAGATTGCACCCGACCACCCAAGAACTACAATTTTTATCAGTGTAGTAATAGCATTGGCTTGTTCTTCTTTGTCATCAAAATTTTCTTTTAGTTTTTGAAGAGGATTTTTTTTATCAGCTTTCTTATCATCCTTTTTTTCTTCTAGGATTTCCGCACTTTTCTTCTCTACCATTTGTAATAATTATATTCTGTTGTTTAGTATAAGATTATGACATTTAATAGAAATCAAAATATAACTGTAAACATGTGCTATGAGTTACATGGACATAGAGAATGCCTCACTCTAAATAAGAATGAGGCAATGAATTTACGTCATCATATAGAAGACAAAAAAGGCGCAGTTTGGTGGTTTACTGCTACTTAGATTTAGATCCTGGAAACAAACCGTTTTTAATAAAAATAACTGCCTTATCATCTACGGTATTATCAGTAGAAGCTGCTAACTTTGTTAATAAATCAATAATTAATTGTTTAACTTGAGGAGTATTAACAAATTTAAATAATAAAGGACGAATCAAGGCAACCATTGTTTTAAAGATTATATAACTTTTTTATTTTACTCTGCTCTATAAAAAAAGAAAGCTTTATGTTTTTCTGAAAAAGTCCATTCTTTACTTTCATTTTTTAAGAACCATTTTTTCCATACTTTAAATTGTTTATCATCTAAGACGGCTTCACATCTTAAAGTAATTGAATCTCCTATTGGTATTTCTTTCATCCATTCTCTTACTTTATGGATAGCTTTTAATTGAGGACCCATTCCATATCTACCTGTCATAGATGAATTCAAACTTCTTACTCTTTTGTTTTTCTTTTGTGCTGTCCAATCGTTGAGTTGTCGATTGCTCTTGCTGATCGCCATGCTTGCTAACCACACGCAACCGTCGGAAGTATACATCCAAGGGAATAGTCTCACTTTCAAAATATGTTTGCCAATACGTGTCGTCGCTAATTTCTTGTTGCGATAGAATCTTATTGTCATTATTGTTAACAGTCATAAAGTTTACATTGTTGTAGATAAGGAATTTTCTCACATTCTAATTTAAATTTTAAAGGTAAATTTTTATTTAAAAGATTTTGTTTACCTTTTTCATATTGATCATCTAAAATTTTTGTATAAAGATTAGAGTCCATAGTTATTATTTAAGGTTTGGTAGTTAAAGGAATAAGAACATCTGGAAATTTTTCATACGATTGTCTTTCTCTATTCCAAGCTGTTTGCCATTCAGTTAATGAATGCTCATGATCTTCAGCTCCAGTGTAATTAGGAGTTGTATCACAAATAATATCATCTTGATCAGGAGTATTTTCCAAAATTAAACGATCATAATCTTCAGTAAGTAGAACAGGAAATGGATCTGCCATTTCTATAACTATACCTACAGCATAATCAAAAGGAGTATTTAATGTACTGGAAACACAAATTAAATATTCACCAATTTTTAAAGGAAAATATCTTGAATCTCCTTTATCTAATCTCCTAGCATCAAAATTATTATATAGATTTGATCTAGATGCCATTATCGTACCAGTATATGGAGTATAAATTTCATCATTAGATCTTGTTTGTATACTGTCTTCATCAAAAATAGCTCTTCCTTCAATAGGATTTTTATTTAAATCATACGCTGAAACTGTAAACCATTTTTCCCAACCACCTCCTTTAGTTAATATTATCCAGGCTTCTGTTTTAATTTTAATTTTAAACCAATGGTTATAAGTACCTCCACCATATCCACCAGATGAAACTCTATTGGTTGGACCTAATTTACCAGTTAAATAACGTATAGATGTTTCGTCAAAATCACCAAGTAATAAAGGATCTGCAGCTGTTCTTTGTCTTTGTGTTGTCTGATTACGAGACATTATTATAAAACATTATTCTATCCTTCATCATAATCGGGAGCATCTTTGACAGATAAAGGGTGTTCGATTGTATTTTTATAATCTTCTTTAATGACTTCTTGTTCTCGGTTTAATAATTTAGCTTTATTTATTCTCATTAGTTTTGGTGCATCAAAATCCAAAACGAAAGGTTCTATTTTTTTTGGATAAGTTCTTCTATTCCATCTGGATGTCATATGTAAAGGATTTAAACACCAAGGATTAGAACATAAACGTGTAACAAACATTGAACCAATATCTCCCCATGCACATTGATAAATAGCTTTATGAGCAGTTAAGTTTTCAGCTTTTTGACAACTATATTGTGAACGATAAGAAGGAAAACAAACTCGATGAGGACCTCTTTTTCCTGGAAGAGAAGCTTCCCAACATTCACTTGGATCGGTCTTTTTTATATGTGCCCATAATCTGTGGTATTTAGTTTTGTAATCACTATGTAAATAATTAATATCAAAACCACAAATATTAGATTGTATTTTTACTGCACAGTGATAGCACCAGTGATTTGTTTTATCTCTGATTACATGATTATGTACACATGGGAAACCAATGTAGTATCCTTCTTTTTCAAGCTCATCTGAAGTTAGATCATCTATTTTATAGACATAGCGAAAGTTATCAGGAGCAGAAGATAGTTCAATAAGTTGATCAATTTTTGACATAATTATAAAAAGCAGGTTTTAATTCAAGTCTGTTATCTTTTAGTTTATTAGAAAACGAATGGATAACACTATAGTTATCTGGGCATTTTTCAGTACGTAAATAATAAACAATACGATGAGCCATATAGCTTTCATTATCAATGGAGACAAAATAATACCCATTGGATGTGTTTATTTTTCCCGCACAATCTCCTTTTTTATATCCTGCTTTATTTATAAGCCACTCTAATCCTGTTGGATATTCTTCAGAAATTTTAAATAGTTCTTTTAATCTCCAAAGTTTTGGCATTTTTTTATAATTACGAGGCATTAGTGTCACAAAAACCTAGAATAGGATAAATATTTCTTATGTCTATAGTTAAATTACATATTTATTCTGTGTTTTTATAAGACTCATGAGAATCAGAATAAAAGTGTAATTTAATTTACGCCTAAGAAAAAAATATCTTATTCTATGTTTCTATGTCATTTTTTTTATGATAAACTTCTACTTCTGATTCACATTTGGGACAAGTAAGAAAAGATATATAATCAAATTCTTCTAAATGTTCACAATTAGAATCACTTCCCCATATCAATTCGGTATGACAGTAATAACAGTTCATTTTTTTATTCGTCCATAATCATCTTCTAATCGTTCAATATCGTCTTCAGAAATTTTTTCCCCAAATTGCAGCTCTATAAGAACTAAATCTTTTTTTCCTGCTTTTACTCGATGAATACCATTGACAGGAATATGTACACATTTTCCTTGTCTAGCTTTTTGCCAGATGCCTTGAACAAAGATTTCACCTTCTCCATCAGCAATAATCCATGTTTCATTTCTATGTTTATGTCTTTGAAGACTTAACTGTTCATTTTTTTTAACATGGATAACTTTACCTAAGAACTGAGGACCTTTTAAAAAATTTTTCCACCAGCCCCAAGGTCTAAAATTAAATTTTTCCATGGTTTATATCTCTCTTCTCTTTTTTCTTCTTTTCTTTTTTTTGGGTGGTTCTATAGAATGATCCACATCATTTAATACATCTTCAAATACACCAGAGAATTGTTGAGCAATATGAGTCCATTCAAATTCTTTAGATAAAACTCTTGTCTGACAAAGTTCACCTACAGCATCTAATTTTTTACGATCCTTATATAAGTTATCCATTAATTCAACTAAATGATCAGTAGAAGGACAAGGCATTTCACGATTGAAATTAGTATCTGTATCCATGTGATCACAACGGATTAAAGGTGCGTAACCTTCAAAGATTTCTTTACATGAAGTATGCCCTGGAACAATTTGAGCTACGCCACAAGCTGCATGTTCAAAATTAACTAAACCCCATCCTTCTCCTTTACATGTATTAATTCCTATATCTGCACAATTATAAATTGTATTTAACATATCAACCTCAACATTTGGAGGAGCATCCATATCTGCTGTCAAAATAATTCTATTATTTGGATCTAAGCCTTGACGTTTCATATCTCTATCAAAGAGATGCATAATGTCCCAGCCTTGATCTTTTTTACCCATATGTAAATAAAGTTGGGTATCAGGTTTATCTTTTGCGAATTTAGCGAAGGCAGCGATTGTTATATCAATACGTTTACGGAATTGATTTCTATTTCCATTAAAGACAATAAAAATATCTTCTTTTAAATTTAATTTTTTTCTACATTCTTTTTTATCAAGAGGATAGAATTGCCCTGGTGTTACGCCATGTGGAATGACAGCAATCGGTTTTGTAATACCTCCTTGTATAAATTCTTTTGCACCAAATTGAGTATAAGAAACTATGCCATCCCAATCGTTAGCAGTATCTGATAAGCAACCTGTCCAACCATATGAATCCATTGGAGCGTATCCAACAAATTTAAATTTTCCATCTTTATGAAAATCTTTAATTTCATTGTATTGAGCATTAATGATCCACATGTCATTAATGGTAAAAACTAAATCTGGTTTTTCTATTTGGACAATTTCTCTTATACGTTGTTCTCCAAAAGGAGCTGTTTGAAACCGATTTGAAGAAGGATACATTTTATATTTCTTCTGCAACGGTGTTGGATCACCCCACCAATTATTTCCTAAAACGGTAATATCAAACTTTTTAGATAATGTAGGAAGAACGTTTTCTGTTACACGAGCGAAGCCTGTCTTAGCAACGATGTCACCAATCCATAAAAGTTTTGGTTTTTTAGGCATTTATTTATAATTTCTAACCTAAATATACACAAGATAGAAAAAAAATGTAATTAGTAATTACTCAATATCTTTTTCTTTTTTATCAAGAACCTCACCATATTCTTCTCTCCATTTATCTTTATTTAAACCAACTTCAATAATTGAAGGATAAGATTCAAATTTTTGATCAGAAGAACGACAAGCAATATTCTTGACTCTCATTCCTCTACGGTCTTTAAACTTATAAATATTTAGTCTTAATTGATGTACACAAACATCCATTAGTAAGGTTTCAAATCTACTACGTCCAAGGATATTACTATTTGAAGCTTTTGAAAATTCACAGTAGCTTGCATATAGCCATTTATCCCAAGATATAAATACATTTGAAGATCCTGGTTGAGAATGTTTAGCAAGTCCTACAGGAGCAGAATTCCCTGGATCGAATACTAAGCAATGTTCCATCCAATCCATAATTTGATTAGATTTCAATATTTGTTCTTTATGATGCTTAGCAAAGAAAGGAACTTTTTTATTTGTTTCCATTAAATATTCACGCATCTCAAGTTCTGGCATATCCAAAACCCAATTAACCAAACCTGGAAGTAATGTAGCGAAATCTCCAAATGGATTACCGCCATCATCCATATCAATTAAGGTGCGTTGTTGAGCTGAACTACCAGTGAAAGGTCGATCAAAAGGAATAGTAAGACGACGACGTGCAAGCCCAGATGTAGGATCTGTCGTTTGAATGGGTTCATTAGCAGTTATCATTACCAATCCATTAAATTTAAATGGTTTTAATGCACCAGATTGAAACTTACGTTCATTTCGAATTAAATCTCTTCCAGTAATTGCTTTTAATACTGAAACTGAACCACCATATCTTTCAACATCATTAAACAAAAGTAATTTCTTTTTATACAAATTAGCAGTTTCAAATCTACTTTTCTCTAAATGATCAAGAGAAGAAATAATAGCATTTGTATCACCTACTAATGCATGAGCAAGGTTGGAATAAGTAGACTTACCAGACTTACCTGGGCCAACAATTTCAACGAACTTCTGTATATCAGAATGGCTTAATAAGACTGCACGTAACCATGCTCTAAGGACTTGTACACGTCCCCAGTTGCCATCTTGTACATGTTTTAACCACTTAATAATCGGCTCACATGTAGCCGAAGGATCATAGTTATAAGGTAGCTGTTGCGTTAAATACATTTCACGATTAAACGCAATAAATTCTTTTGTATTAACAACTAAAATTCCGTTATTGAATAATAAATATTCATTACCTTCATACCAATCATCAAATAATACACTTATTTTTAATTGTTCTAATACATCATTAACAAGATTCATACTATAACCACTAGGTAATAGTTCATCTTTTAATAATTCAAGTCTTAGTTTAATTTCACCTTTCATTTCTGTATCTGACAAAGCAGACCAGAGGCCCTTATTTTTATATTGATAATTAAAGAAACAATTTTGTGTTTGACTATATTTTAAATTTCCTTCATACGTTTGTAGTATTACATTTACGACAATATCAGAAGAAGGATTTCTAGTTTTTTGTTCCTTTGTTTTAACTTTTTTTTGTTTTTGAACTACAGGTTCATATGTAGATGGAATTGATTCAAAGTCAGTGAGCATTTCAGAAGCCTCTTCAAGTGTTTTTTCATCTAATTCTTGATTAATATAAGTAGTATCTTTTTTTGGAGTCCATCCATATTCTTTAGCATGATGAATTAGAGAGCCTAAAGTACGTGCTCCATTCCGATCAAAGCTATGCCAACGCCTTTGGCAATCACCATCAATATATTTTTCAGATTGTTTAGACCATTCGTCCCAATCATCAAGCAACGAATCATCCAACGAGTGAAGCGACTGACCAACAGTAATCCAAATGTCGTAATCATCACATGCTTCTGGAGGCATAGCCCACATAGCTTCAGTAGCGAGTTGAATGTCTCTTTCGAGAGAGGCTTCAGCATTTAAGGCAAAACTAGGACCTACTATTCTAGTTGTTTCCTTTGCAGGATTTCCTTGTTTTACGTTTTTATTAATAATGCAATTAAGCAACCATTGAGGTAATTCTGGTAATTGATCAATCCATTCAAATCCTTCTTTATGAGCCGTGTAATAACCATCCGTATCAGGATGAAGACCCATTAAGACACCTTGATGTCTTTTCCAAAGGATTTCTAATTTTTCTTTATTTGTTTCTGCATGCCACGTATATTTATTCCTAAGAAAAAACTTATGTTTGTCTCTTGGTAAACGGTATAATTTTCTTTCTCGTCCAACTTTTCCACTAACTATTGTTAAGGTTTTTGGTAAAGCATCTGGATACTCTTGATCAGCTAATCCTTCAATTAAATTGAAAACACTTGGACCATCAACATCTACCCAAACTAATCCATAGGGCAAGTTATAGACAGGACCTGACAAAAGACCAATAGCCTTACATCTTCCTGATAAGATTTCTTCTTCAATATCATGAAGATTACATGGTTTATTTTGCCAACCAGAAATATAAGGATCTTTATTTTTACCTAAAGGTGTTAAAGGCCATTCTTTTGAAATAAGTTCTAGTCGAATTTGCCCTGGTTTTAACGATGTTGAAGATGTCATAAAATGAGATGGTTTTTAATACTAACGTGAAATTGCTTTTTAGGGTATTCCTTTTCATGTACTAGCTTAAAAGCGTGATAATGCATAGGGGTAGGAAGACAAAAGCAATCCCCATCCATCGCTGTATCCATACGATTTTTGAGAGTACTTATCCACTCCCCGACAGAAATATGAATTTCCATAGGAAGTATTTTTTTGTGTCTTCTTATCCTAAGACTAAAAAGCTAAAAAATATTGTTCAAAATATTAAGGATGAAAATGAACTGTATTTATAATTAAGACAGTAAAAATAAGAGTTATAGTGGCTAATCCTGATTATTACGATCTAAGGAAGCTTCATTCTTTGGTAGGAGAAGATAACAAGCTTCCCAAGAACAATCCAAATACTGCTCTTTATTACAGTGATAAATTCACTCCGTCTGCTAACAAAATGGCAGATGAGGCCAAAAAACTAAAACGTAATGTTAAAAAAAGAGGCAAAAAGTAATGGCATCTAAAGCAGGGGTAGGAATACCAAAGAAAAAACAAGAAGTTAGCATTCCTAAAATGCCTGATAAAAAATCCAACAAAGAGGAAGTTGGAATTCCAAAAATGCCTAAAAAAAGGTCTGACAAACAGGAAAAACCTAAAAAAAGAAAAGGCAGAAGACCTTTACCATGTCCAGTAGGAAAGAAAAGAAATGCACAAGGTAAATGTGTTATAGCTAAAGAAGCATTACCACCTAAAGATAAAGGTAAAGGTAAAGCAAGTATTTGTGGTCCTGGTCAGAGATTTGATAAAGCTAAAGGTAAATGTGTTAAAAGCAAATCTGGTAATAAATCACCTAAAAAAGGAGTTAGAAAACCGAATAAGAAACCAAATGCAGCTTGTATGGCTAAAGCAAATGGAATGATCAGAAGAGGCCAAGCAATGAAGAGACGCTGTAAATCTAGACCAACTATTCAGAAATAGGAATTAAAACTATGGCACTTAAAAAAGAACCCAAAATTCCTAAAGAAAAAGTTTCTGAAGATGTTAAGACGGATAAACAAAGCAGGTGGATCAAACCAAGAAAACCTAAAAAAAAGGAAGTTGGAATTCCAAAAAAACCTAACAGAAGACGACCTAGACCATGCCCAACAGGAACGATAAGAAAAAGAGGTAAATGTATTCGTAAAAAAAATCCAGGGCCACCATCAAGAAATCCTTGTAGAGGTCATAAATGTCCACCAGGCTTTAAATGCATAGCACCAGCAGATAGTCCAAAATGTGTACGTAAGAAAGGAGGTCCAAAAACTCCAAGAAAATGTAAACCAGGCTATAAGTGGAATGGAAAACGTTGTGTTAAAGCAGGTCCAAAAACTCCAAAAAAATGTAGACCAGGATATAAGTGGAATGGAAAACGTTGTGTTAAAGGAGGAAGAGATCCTAGATCTTGTAGACCAGGCTATAAGTGGAATGGAAAACGTTGTATAAAAGTAAGAGGAGGAGGCTCAAATCCAGGTGGTGGTTCTAAGTGTTCTAGTATTTTGAGTAAGATAAGTTCTTTGAAAAAACAATATGCAATGTGTAAGAAAAAAGGTAGAGGTCCAAAAATATATAAAAAATAAATGAAGCAGATAAAAAAAGTTAAAAAGGCTTCCGTAAAAAGAAGCCTTAAAACTAAAAAGAAAACTAAAAAAAGTTGTGGTTGTAAACACTAATTTTTTATATTAAATCTGCATCATAAACATTGCAGTTATCTATTTGTTTGTAATATTCATCAACAATCTTATACCAATCGTTATGTAAAATGTCTAAAAAACGACGTGAAATTTTAAATATCTGAGTCCGTAAAGGAGTAGAAACTAAAATAGCAGCTTGTTGTACTTTTATATTTAATGTTTGTTGTATTGCAATATCATACGCAGCTAATTGTTTGCAAGTCTTTTTGAATTTCATATGTCCACCTAATAGATCTCTCCATTCTTGTGAACCTTTTTCAAAATCTTTAGGCCATTTACGACTATAGGGTTTAACACTTGTTTTTAGATCAGCCAAAGTAAGTTTATTGTTTGCCACAGCAATAATATCTGGAGCACCCGCCCAAGCTCTTCCTTCTTTATCTGATCCCCATACTCTGGCAACTTCATCTGAACCTAAGGTAAATTTAAATTTTTCTAATACAGGAGATTCTGCCCAAAGCACTTCTGTAAATTGATCTAAAACAGAAGGCATACCTGACCAAAAATCTTGATAATCAGTTTTAATTTCTGGTTCTTTATCACCTTTAAGGTATTGTTCCATTCCATAATGAATGGCTGTACCCCTTTCGGCTGCTTGTTCTTTTACTCCTGGATTAGCTTTAGACCACATTTCTAATTTTCTTTTGTTTGCTTCAGAAGCAGTTTCAGAAATAATTGTTGTTACTGAAGGAGCTGGTCCAGTAAATAATGGAGTTGTATAGTGACGTTTACCGTTAAGAGTAATTCGAGCAGGAGTTTTATTAATATCCTGCATTTTGTCAGGAATATTCTCTAACTCTTTATCTTCAATTTCAGTAATCTCTGTAGTTGAAACCATTTAAGGTCATGTTTGTATTACTTATAGGCTATCGTAGCTGTCAACAATACATCCAAAAAATATTAAATAAGCGCACAATTCCAAAAATTATGTATACTCAAAAAGAAATATAGTTTTTTTAAAATGGAAAAATGGGATGAATATTTCAGCAAAACTAAAAAAAAGCTAGGTAAAAGACGAAAAACTTTTGATAAAATTTTTAAATATTTAGATAATTTAAAACAAGATAAAATTACTATTTTAGAAACAGGTACGTATCGAGAAGAAAATAATTATGAAGGAGATGGCTGTTCTACACTACTGTTTGACAAATATGTAGAAACACATAATGGAAAATTACTTTCAATAGATATTGATCCAAAAGCCTGTAGTCTTGCAAGATCAACCACTGGATCTAACACAGAAATTATTTGTGGAGATTCAGTAGAAGAATTGAGTTATTTAACAGGAAAAGTAGACCTTTTATATTTGGATTCTTGCAATTTAAAATTAGTCCAATTGCCAGATGGTTCCATTGCTGATGATTGGTTAGACGATTGGATGCCAGCTGCACATCATTTAAAAGAATTATTTGCTGCTAAAAACATCATTAAAGAAGGAACATTAATTGTAGTGGATGATAATCAAAAAGTTCCTGAAGATGATATTGCAAATAAAGTTATTAAAGGACAAAGAGTAGGTAAAGGAAGACTTGTTTATGAAGTAATGGATGCTATTGGTTTTAATACGTATTTCGATTCTTATCAAATCGGTTGGATTTGGAAAGACGAAGTATGAGCTGGAAGTACAGCAAAGAAAGAATTAAAAGAAATAGAGCCAGATTTTTAAAATATAAAAAAACATTGCAATGTAGATATTGTGGATTAGATGACCATAGAGTTTTAGAGTTTCATCATGTTGAAGAAAAAGATAAAGAAGTAGGACGAATGGTAAATACTGGATATAGCTGGAAAACTATTACAAAAGAAATAAAAAAGTGTATTCCTTTATGTAGTAATTGTCATCGTATTGAACATTGGGAAAATAAAAAAGCTAATCAAAAAGCTTCCAACTCCGAAACCATTTAGTTATTACATATTTATTACCACTAATTGGAGGCAGAGCTTCATGTAAAGTTTTATAATTTGGAATACCAAAAGGAAATAGATTATTCCAAATAACTGCCATGCCTTTCCTTGGTTGTAATTTTAGATTTAAATGTTTGAAATAAGTTTCTCCACCTTGTATTACATCATTTAAATAGATCATAAATGTCCATGTACGTTGTCCCATCCATTCAGTATAAATTTTATGTTCAGGAGTAAACCAATGATAGTAATCATTATGTGCCCGATAATATTCTCCAGGTTTATATTTTTGTATTTGTAAAGAACCTCCTAATTTTGGATCAAGATTAATTGTATTAGATATTCTTTCATTAATATATTTAACTATTTCATTATCATCTATATCCATATAAGCAGTTTTACTTGTTCTATATTGACTATATAGTTCTTGCCCTGTGTTATTAGATATTGAAGATTTCGTTGCTATTTCATCAGCTATTGAAATTAATTCATTACAATAACTACGTTTTAAAAAATCCTCATAGATATATATTTTAGTAAAAGGAAAAGGTATTCGTTTTGCATTAGAACTAATTTTTGTATTATAAAATTTTTGATGGTTAACAAATAAAGGTTTTTTATTAATGTTTAAATCTTTAATTAAAAAATTAATTTTCTTTTCACTAAGATTAGGAATTTTTTTTAGACCTTCAATAACACTTTTTTTATTACACCCTTGAGATGCAGCTTTAATAACTAATTGTTTTAATCGATTTTCATCATGGATCATAAACGTTCTCCTGTTTTTAAATTACGTTTACCTCCCCATATCCATGTTTGATACCATGAAGATTCTTTATTTAATACTTGGGGTGCATGTTCACGAATTTGACAGTATAAATCAGATACTGCAGAAATCATATGAGGTTCTCCTCTGTCATATGCATCAAAAAATTCACGTAAATCTAATTCAACAATTTCATTAGTTTGAACCATTTAAAAAAGCTTGTTGATGAGGTGACTCAAATACTTTAGGAGTAGTAAATTGAACTGTTTGTTTTTCTTTTAGATCATCAAGACAAACATCCTCACATTCTTTATCATCAATAGTGCATTCAGAATAACAATTTAAATAGTCATCTATGGGATCTGAATCATTAGAGACACTAAAATTATATGCAATTTCTTCTTCAGGTCTTGGTAAATCATCATTAGGAATAAAACTTGTAGTTGGTGCTTGTTCTAATTTAATTTCACCACTTTCTACTTTTCTTACAAACTCCATACGATCAAACCATTGATCTCTTTGTGCTTTACCTGCTTCATTTAAACAAAAATCATGCCATAAACCAGTAAATAACCCATGCATTGGATGATCAGGATTATCACGTCCTGCACATTTAAACATATGATTTTGAAAAATTACTCGACGATTATTTTCTTCAATCCATTCACGATTGAAGTTTGGGTTCTGGATGTGATTTGCCATTTTCATCTATAGCTATAAGAGAAGTATAAGCGTTTTTTACTGAAGGATTTATATCGTAAAGAACTTCATGTAATTCATTTTCAATATATTTAACAAATTCTTGTTGTGTTTTACCTTTAAATGGATCGTAATCTACATCTAAATCAACTGAAAAGCTTAATGTTAAGCGAGGAATTGGAACTTGCTCCATCTAATTTATTAACTATATATTAACGATAGCAGTCCTTATTTCTTTTTTGTATGTCCATGAGCAATACCTAGTTCATGCATTTTGGCATGTTCATCAATTGTATCTCTAAGCTCTTTTCCTCCTGGACCAAAAGTTTCATACAAACCAAAACCAATCATAAAAAATAATAAAGCACAAATAATAACAACAAGTTGTCCTTGTGGTGGCAATGGTTGCATATGTCCATGTGAGATGATGGATTTAGCTAAAAAGAAATGAATCATGGATGGTGCAGTAGAAGCTTGGCACAGTCTAAGCTGGTTTGACGGAGTTATGTTTTCTATTTGGCTAGGAATTCTTTACTATGGAAAGTTAAGAATCGATTTACATTTTGAGAAAAAACGTTCTAAAAGACCTTAAGGAATTAAATTTTAGCTTCTAGTGCTTTAATTCTTTCATCTTGTCTTTTAACAAGATTTAAAAGAAGTGGAATAAAGTTTGTATACTTTACAGATTCAGGAAGCCATTTTTCTTTAGGTTGATCTTTCCAAACTGGATTTCCATTTTCATCTATTCCATCCCTTTCATTTTCAAATACAACAAAAGTAGGATCGATTTCATTTACTTCTTCTGCAATAAATCCATAATGTCCAAGAGCATCATCTTCTTCAGAATTCATTTGATACCAAACAGGACGACACTCTAACATCTTGTCTGCCATTGAATCCTCTATTGATTTAATATTTTTCTTATATCTTCGAGATGATGATTCTTTTTGTAGATATCCACTTGATGTAAGAATGACATTAGTTCCTGTAGACTCACCCATCAGTGGAAATTGAGCATAGCCACGATAATCAAGTCTTAAGGCAGTACTTAATGTCTGATTATTATCAGTTTGTAATCGAAGTTCTCCATTGGGTGCGGTTGAATCTGCAGCACCTTGAATTGCTGCTTTTATACCTTCATTACCAGTATCTTGGGACCAGAATTGAATATCACCTATTGCTTTACTTCCAGCAATACTTGTATCTTCATCATAAAATCTAAGTATATTTCCGCATGAAGTATTACAACTTGATCGAATATCTATTGACGGAGTAGTTTGTGAATTAGTTGGATAAAGTCTAAGTAAAGAAGCTGATGCTGCTGTACCATAAATTGAGAATTGACCATTCTCATTAATTTCAACTATTTCTTCTAAATCTGTTCCACCAGCTTTTGTAGAAAGGCTAATTCGTCCATCATCTTTATTCGTTGTAGAACTTCCTGCTTCAAGTTTGATCCGAGAAACTACAGTTCCATTCCATTCACCATCGATACTTAAAAGAGCATTACCTCCACCAGTTCTATTACAATCAGCAATAAGACTAACAAACTGATTACCTGTTTGCTGTATCTTAATTCCTTTACCAGAGGTCTGGTCTTTAATAAAAATTGGATTAGTATCTCCTCCAGTACTTGCACCTATCATAAACATTCCACTAGCATTTATTCTTGCTTTTTCAGATCCATCAACTTCAAAATCAATATAACTACTAGATTGAGTATTACCTGCGTCTGCTCTTAATCCTAAAATTGCAGTATTAGCAGATATTTCTGAATAACCACCGCCAGTATCATCAAATCTAATAATTGGAGCACCACCTTCAAGTTCAAGTAATCTACCTGGTGCTGCTGTACCTATACCTACATTTCCAGTTTCAGTAATAGTCATTCTTGTTGCACAAGTAAGATCCCCATCTGCTGTTGTCAAAAATTGAAGTCTTCCAGGCATATCATCATCTCCTGGAGTTCCAGCTACTTGCGCTCTTATCATTGCTGCATTAGTAAAAGTATCTCCATCCCATCCAGAAAATACTATTTGACCAAGGTTATCGTCATCTTGCACAATGGCTGGAGAAGCTCCTGTTCCTCTTCCTTTTTGTAAAATGAATCTAGAAGGATTAGTACCTTCGTTCCATCTACAAATAGATGCTGATCCTACAACATCTCCTTCTATTTGGATGTTTGGATCTAGATTACTACCACCAATACGAGTTGATCTGCTTGCAGTTCTTCCTATAAGTAAGCGTTGACCACCATCTAGCGTCATTGCATGAACTTGTAAATTATCTCCTGTACCAGCATTAGTACCAGTAGTAAAGAAATCCATTGCCATCGCACTATCGGTATCTGCACCGTATGTTTCAGTAGCACGTCCAACAATCAATGCTCCAACTTTTGGATTCGTTGTTGTAAAAGCACCATCTGTTGAACCAAATTCAATAGCAGGAGTATATTTATTTGTTGCATTCATACTTCCTGCAGTCAGTAATAGTCCTGGACTAGAACCTGTTACTGCTGTTTCTCCTGAAGAATTATGATAAAGATGTAATTTTGTCTGAGCAGCATTACCTTTAATTAAAACAGTGCCGCCATTAACATATAATTTTGCATCTGCAGTTGTTGTTCCAAGTAGTAAATTACCATTGGTATCCAAACGCATTTTTTCACTTGCGTTTGTTGAGAAAGCAAAATAACGTTCACCTGAACCTGTGTAATATCGAATTAATCCATTATCTGTATCATCTGCATTACCAAATTCAAGTCTTGCATTTTGAGAAGTTGCACCTGTACCAGCTGTTTGTAATCTTATTCTTACATCATTACTAGCAGCTGTACCTGTATTATGAACTCTAATAGTTGGTTCAGTACTGCCATCTGTTTCAACATCTAATAAAAAATTAGGAGAAGTTGTACCTATACCTAAGTTTCCTGTAGAAGTTAAACGAATCTTTTCAGTACCTCCTGTAAAGAAATAAAGAGCATCAGCTATACCTCCTATTCTTGGAACTGTAGTAGTTGAATTATCTTCAAAACCAATAGCAGCTCTTGAATCACCACTTTCTAATAGTGCTAACAGATCAGTAGTTGCATGATAAACATGTAATCTATTAGATGGAGAAGCTTTACCAATACCTAGATTTCCACTAGTTCTTAGTCTCATAGCTTCCGTTAGAGCCTGACCACTTTCTCTTACAAAAAAGCTAATAGCACCATCATCTTTATTTGTTGTGTCAGTTCCAGTAATAAATCTAATACCAGCAACACTATTACCATTCCAAAATGCTCTTAATTGAAGAATAGATGAAGACGCATCAGTTTTAACGGTATCACCTGTTAAATAAATAATATTATTTCCTGTATTTTTTAAAAGAAGATTAGTAGTATTTGCAGCACTTCCTTGAATATGTAAAGCCTCGGTAGGACTTGCTATACCAATACCTAATTCACCATCTGCATTTATCGTTAATTTCTGTGCCGAATTAGTTGCAAAAGCTAAGGTATTTGCTGCAGAAAGAAATACACCATTAGCTGGAGCACTGGATGTAGCAGTAAAACTTAATGCTTGTACTAAATTACTAATTAATTGGGCGGTAGTTTGACTCATTTTCTACTACTATTACTGTCAATTCTTCTATTTTACTTCTAGAACTTTTACGCCTATTGTTTATTTTTCAATCATTTTCTCTAAAGAATGTACTTGATTAGATCTGTAATAAGCTAAACGTTCTTGAATTAAGTTGTAGTAATTGATAGCTCCATCAACCATTTCTTCAGCTTGCATACCTGCAGCAAGATTCTCGTTAGCGAGCATGGCGGCTGTCAAAACAGTAACGCCCCATTCCATCTTGCTACCAATTAAAGCCTCCAGAGGAGTTCCATCTTGGGTAAAGCCAGCGAGTAGGTTGTATAGATGAGCTGGATCTCTTTCCATGAAACTCCTCTTGTTGTGTTTTTATTCTATCTCAGTTTTATTTTTATACCCTTCTCTTTGTAACCAATACCAATAGCAATGTGAAGCATTTGTATGATATCTTTTGCCAGTAAGAAGTTTTAATTCTTTTTGGCGTAGTTCTTCATACTGATTTTTATGGTAAGCCAGAAGCTCACCATCTTCACAAAGCAAACTCATATCTAATTTATTCATTTGGATTTGTAGATCGAAATCTTCTATGCCATGTTTATGACAACACATCCAAATATGAGCATCTTCAAGATCCTGTGGGACTGGAAGTTTCTGATAGAAATTTTCCTGTAAAATCGGATGCTTCCATTTCCATACTGTCGATAGTGATTCTCTTTGGGGTGACGGCAATGGTTTGATAGACATAGACTCCTTCGGGCAATGGTTCTTGGTTTTTGTTTGCGTTGCGGATGGCAGTTTCATTTGGGATGATTTCAGTTTTTGTTTTAGGTGTTTCTTCTTGAGAAATAATCTCACCTGTTAAAGAACGTACCACAGTTTTCGTGATAATTTCTATATCTTTTTGTATACAAAATTTATTTCTTTCTTTATCGGTCCAATCTTCTATATTGGAATTAACAACAACAGCAGAGGTAGACTTTTTACTCAATAGAAATTTATATTTATTTCCACTAATTGAGTTTTGTCCAGCAGGTAACATACGACCTATATAACGTAAGACTTTTTTTGTTTTATCGATTTCAGAAATATGATGTTTCTTTGAATCGGTTAACAATTTAATCTCTTTAGTATCACGCTCAAGCATATCTTCATGAGTAGCTAGATAAGCGTATACTCGATCAATTAAATGAGACTTAGTAGTAATAGTATTTTCAAGATCTGCTTTTACAGTTTCTTGAGCTTCTGGAGCCAATAAAGGCAAGGTCTTAGATAATGCTCTTTCATGTTCAATGAGTTGGAGCACTGTCATTGATTTAGGATCAGCCATAAATAAAGTTGAATGAAATGAATAAAGTCAGTTTTATATCATGACTCAGGATAAGTTTTTAAATCTCGTCAGGATCAGCTTCGCAATCTTCACAATCTTCAAAAGGTAAATACTCATCAAAATATTCTCTCAAAACAGATATGCGACCTGCATGTTGAGATAAACAATCAAGTTCTTTTCCTATAGAAGAAATTAGATCAGGATGTTCACCAATCCCTACTGGATTTTGTAAACAAATCTCAATATTAGCTTTGTGGACGGCAATATGTCCCTCTTCATGAGCAATTATTGCCTGGATAATTTCAGATTCCATGTTTAAAGTTTTATTTGAGGTAAAGCGGTTTGTCCATTAAAGGGGACATAACCATTATCTACCATCTTAAACAGTTTTTGCCAAAGATCATATTGATTAAAATCTTTATTAACCATGTATGTTTTCCATTCTTTTTTCTTTGCTAAATGTCCTTGATCTGTATAAAGAATAATTAATTTACCATAACCTCTTGGATGCTTTACATCTGGAGGTGCATACCACCAAGCTGCACATTTTTTAGGTATGCCATTAGGAATAGAATTGATCAATGCAGCTCGTTGTTGAAGAAAACGTTTGTAAGCTTTTAACCACGTTAAATGAATACAACCTGGCTCAAAAGCTTCAGATATTTCTTCTTTAAATAAATCTAGAATTCTATATTGTTTTTGAAAGGAATGACAAGAACAAGAATTATTGCAAAGTTTAACTAAATGACCAATAGGAAGATGATCATTTTCTAAGAAACTAACCATTGGTCCTGTTCCTTTTATTGAATTTAATTCATTATTCTGAATAAATTTTCTTTGTGTTTTTGCAACCAATGTGTTTTTAGATTCTTGATGCCAGTAATGAGCACCTCGTAACATCACATATGTTTCTGGTTGACCATCACCTATCCATAAAGAAGGTCCTGAATAATTAGGACCAAGATTATGAAAGAAATTAACTAAACGATTTACATTTTCTGCATAAGCAATCTTAATCAAATCTCTTTGATAGATATTTTCGACACCATCATTACGAACGACAATGCATGAATTGTCTCGTAAATAAATGCCTGCTATATCTGAATCATCAAAATCTACATGTGATCGTTTAATATTGGAACAAGTGTAGATTAATTTTTGAGCTGGATTAAGCTCATTATAAGTTTGTTGAGCCATCATGAAATTGAATGAAGTGAGAAAAAAAACGCACCAAATAAAAAGTTATTGGTACTATATTTTTTGGGCGATAATGACCATTGCCGTAGTTAGCGGTCAAATCTATGTTGGTTATGGGTATAGAACTATGTCTGAAAGTGTTAAAGAGTTAACCAATAGTATTAAATAAATAAGGCTGGTTCGTCATCTTTATAAGAACGAAGTTTTTTAACTTTCTTATAAATAGATTTAGTTACTTTATAGACAAGTCCTGTACCAATTACTGCTAAAGGACCGTACTTAATTAGAAGCATGATTAATTAAATTAGATGTAAAATAGAAAAAAAGGAGGCTTATGGAAGAAAATACTGAAGCTCAAATTAATCAATTAGAATTCGGTATTCCTTTAGATGATGAATTTTGGTTTGAAAGAGTTAGAAGATCAATTCAAAACAGTGATTCAAAAGAAGATATAAAAGAGATGGCAATCTTCTTAGCGAAAATTGCCACCCAACGAAATGCAATAATTAAAGGATTAGTGCAAGAAATTAAATCTCCTAGTCATATTGTAATTCATTCATAAAGAAGCATCTTCTCCTGTAGCAAGATTCTTAACTTCTACAGTTGTTTCTTCATCTGCACCTTTAGGAAGAATTTTCAAACCTTCTTTAATTCCATAAGCACCACCAAGTTTCTTTGCATCTTGTAAAGAATGTTGATTAATATAATCCTGATACCAAGGATCATCAATCTTTTTCCATGTTGCTTCTCTAGCTATATCTGGGATAGTAAGCCTATCCATAGAATCTAATGCTGCTTCTTTTGAAGAATAATCAGGAGCTTCAAATGCTTCTATTGCACATATTTCAACATTATTATTTCCTTTCATATCGGAATTTAACGTTGGAATAAATACGTAAGTTGAATTTACTTTTGGATTAAATTTCAAAGGTACTTCTGCATCAATAACTTTTGATAAAGTTTTTGCCATAACTTTTTCAAATAGTCTTAATTTTTCTGCCATATCTGTTCCATTTAATCCTTTTAAGGTAAGAACAATTGGAATACTATGTGCAGGAGTATTATCTTTTTTCAAGATATTAATCAAGTACTTGGTTCTTACACCATACTTACGTTTGTACATTTCATTTTTAGATGAAGCAAGATCTGAGGCTGCTTTATCATCTTCAAATTTTGCTTTAACAATAGGATCATCAAAACATCCAATTGTTGTCCTTAATCCAAATGTTTCTTCTACCATTAAAGGAGAACGCATTAAGATTTGTATCCTTGGTTGAATAAAGTTTAAACCTTCTTCAATAGAAGTACTTGGAGGCATTCCAAAAGTTTGTTTATAACTCCAAAGAACTGAATTTTTTTCAAAATCAGATTCTTCAGCATTCCAACCACATGAATCAAGATCGGAATTACGGATAAACCATCCTCTCTTTTTTGATTTGTTTAAAGGTTGAATTGTAACGAAAGACTGTAAACCATCTACAAACTCTTTTTCCTTAAACATAAGGAACGAATCATAGGATCTTGTAGATGTAATAGCCGTTTTCTTTTTAGAAGTAGACATGGAAGTAGTCATAAAAATAAGCAGGGTTAAAAACTAGGACTTACACGTTATTCATCTGGAAAAACCAATCGAATAATAATGCCTAGAAAAGTTAGAAAGGTTCGTCTTCAGAAACCGCAATTGCTTTTGGTTCTTCAACGGCACCTTTAGGAGCTATACTCCATTCTGGCTCAGAGCCTTGAGGTTTCTCTGTTGTTGCAACAGGTTGTAACTTAGTTGTATCTTCTTTTTTAGGAGATGCTGATCTTTCTTCTAATGAGTTATTAGTTAAAGTCATACCATTCTTATCGGCCATTAAAACAATTGTTTGATGACGTGAAGATTTTGTTTTCTTATCTTCCCATGCTTCGGTTACTATGTGGCCTTTTATAATGGCTGGTTTATTTACTTTATTTAAGAAATTAACTACATGTTCTACATAGTTAACGCCATATTTATTATTAACATTATAAATAGCTTTAAATAAATAAAATGTAGGTTTTAGAGGTTTATTCCATACAGCTAATCGTTGTTTAACAGACATAAAACCTGAATTAGTAGTTATGCTGTCTTTTTCATTTAAATCTTTAGCTGCTTTACCTGCCAAAATAACAGTATTTATATCAGGAAAATGTTCTGGAACTATTAATACATCTCCTCCTTGTAGCCATACACCTTGACCTTTTTCAGGATCATATGACATATGTAATTCAGAACTTTCAATATAAATTTTATTTCCAGAATTTACATTTGATAAATTCTCTTTTTTCTTTCCCCAAATTTTTAATTCAATCTGAGTAGGAACATAATTTCCATATTGAGGAGTAGCGATTTCAATCATGCAACCTAAACCATCTCCAAAAGATAAAGGCTTAGGATCAGTAATAGCCGTAGCAGTTAAATTGACGTAATTCATAAATGAGTTAATTAAAAGTGAATATAGTTTAATGTCATTTCGGACAAATAGTTAATGTGTTTCAGACCAATTAGATCCTACATTTGAATCGCCCTCAATTTTACAACGAAACTTTAGAATTTCTTGCGCTTGAGGAAAAGCTAATAAAGCTTGTTCTTGTATTTCTTTTGTATAACGAGGACTACATGTAAGTTGTACCTCATCATGGATCATTAGCAACTGTTCCCATACACCTCCATAAGGTAATTGAAGATTTGTTTCAATATTTTTATGAATGTTAATAACGACTTGTTTCATAATGATTCCACCAGCAGATTGTAATAAAACATTTAAACCTTTAAAAGAAGATCTGCAATGTAGGATTCTTTTATCAAGTCCTATCAAATAACCACGAGTTGCAATTGTTTGTTCAATTTTATCTTTTAGTTTTTGAAGTGCGGGAACTCCTTTTAAAAATCCGTTAATAGCATCACGTCCCATTGTTTTTAATTTAGTTTCATTTTTTTCTTCAGGATCAATAATTGTACCTGCTTTAAGAGCACCACATCCATATAACATTCCATAAAGTAGACGTTTACTAATATCTCTGGTAGCAACACCAAATTGTTTTTGGTTATAGCTGTGTATATCTACTTCTGGATTAATAACCATTGAGGCATATTCACCTTCATCCCATAAAGCCAAGTAACCTGCAAGACAACGAAGTTCTAATGCTTTAGCATCAATACCTATTTGATCCCAGTCGTAAGGAGCATGGAATAAAGAACGACATTCTTTTCCATATTCTTTATTATTCGCAACGACCTGACCAAGATTTGGAGATCGATGTGAACATCGTCCTGTAATTGTTCCATTAGTAATTACATCTCCGTATATTTTTCCTGTTTCATTATCAACTAATTTCAACCAAGCATTATTACCATCTGCTATTTGTCCTAGTCGTTTTCTAATAAGCATGTATTCGGCCAGTGGCTTAGCTTCTGGATAGGGAAGTTTTTCGATGACTTCATCATCAAGGATTGGATTTCGTTTCTCAGTAAGCTTCTCTGGTACCCATCTGTACTTTGTTTGTAAACGTTCAATAATTTGTTTACGTGATCCTGGATTGAATGGTTCATATTTTACTTTTTCGAATGGAACACCTTTTACATAACCACGATTTACATTGTTTACTTTAGGAGTAAACCATTCAGAACGTCTAATAGGAGGAAATATTTTCTTTAGTTTGTCTTCAAGCGTTCTCTCTTTTGTTCTGAGATTATCCACCAGATCAAGACATGCATCCACATCAAAAGGCACACCTGTCCTAATTTGTTTATTAATGGCTTGAGCAAAGTCATGTTCAAGAGCCAAAGCGGACTGAGGGTAGTTCTGCTTATCAATATGAAGCCAGAGTTTTTCTGTAACCCGAACATCTTGGATACAGTATTCAAGCATTTCTTCTGAATACTCGCTCCAGTCATCGAATTCGATTTTCTTATCGGATAATCTGTATCCCCATGCTTTAAGGGAGTTAGCACCTTTAAGTTTCGGTGGAATATCCTGATGTTGTTCGCTGTCATAGTCATAAAGAGTTTCTTTAGGCCATATCAATCGACTACAAATTAAAGTATCAATAATTTTGCAGTCAGTTTCAAAAGAATAAAGTTTCTTTAGAACTGGTAGATCATAGAAAAGTATATTATGACCGATTAGTACAGAAGCTGTCCCCAGATGATCAATAGCGTTATCAATAGCATCAGGGCCATAGCTAGAAGTGTGTCCTGACTGAAGGTCATAAATAACCAGACAATAGATTTCTGAAACTGTATCATAAAGTCCATTAGATTCTAAATCAAAGATTAGACAAGGTTTATTTTCTAAATCTTCCGTAGTCTTCAATAGAGAATTCTTCTTGTTGAAGCTCTTTGTCATTTTCTTTGATCCATGTTAAGAATTTTTGCATCTGATCACGATGCGGATTATGAAATAGTTTAGAAACATTTCTTTGAGAATCAAGAGAAATCAATTTAAATGCCTCTTTATCGACCTTTATCCCATAAGGAATGCCACCTTTCCAACAGGCGATTACATAGGACATTTTTGTTTGCTTCATAAACGATTTCGGATAAATAATAATACAATTTTTAATAAATACAACCACTATTTATCAAATAGGATTAGATATTTATTTTTTAATAGATAAATAAGGTCTAACTGTGCAACCTTTCTTAGTCCATTTAATTCTATGTGGAGGTATAAGGACCTCTGGGTATTGAATTGAGTACCAACGATGGTTACAAATTAAACATTTTCTTCGACGAAGGATTCTTTTTTCAGAATCTCTTCCAGTACAAACAACTTTTGTTCTAATTGAATCACATTCAGGACAATTCATTGTGTTGATTTGTTAATAAATTATTAAAAAGGTAAGATTTGTTACAGTGTGAACTACATAGAAAACCGAAATGTCATATTATCATTTTAGTAACAAAGGCTACCAAATGACTTGTACAACACTCGTTTACAGAGGTGTTGCCTATATCAAAAATGATAAAGGACAATACTCTCGTGATACATCAATGACTAGAAGTTCTTATCTTGATGAGAATCTATCTTCTAAGAAGTCTCTTGCTTCTGTTTAGGTTCTGGAACTTTATCAAGCTCTAATCCTTCTAAGAAGTAAAGAGTGCTTTCAGCTCCTACAAAACCAAAAGCATCAGAAATTAAATCCTCTCGTTTTTCTATCGATTCTAGATAGTAATTCAAGAGGATTTCTTCTGCTTGTTTAAATCCTGTAGGATTACCTGTTATTTCTTCTAATACAGCAGGTGGCATAGTATCTACAATTCTTGCTGATAATTGATCTGCAACAATTGGCCAAGTATGCTCTGGTATTAAAGAGACAGTTTGCTGAATCAGTTCTTTAATTTCTTTTTCTTGGTACATTTGATAAGACCCCTGAATTGTCAGAGGTCTATATAATTTTGTTTTTAGTTTAAGCAGGATTTGCTTGTATATCAATCATTGAATTTTTACCAAGAATTTCTTCAGGAGTAATACCTGCTTCATCATATAAATCAGCTAAGGCATTTGCTTGTTGACTAATGTTTTCAGCTAAGCGCATAATATCTTTTGCTCGTTGAGCAGTTAAGACATGTTTGTTACCCCATTCATCTCTGTATTCAATATCTTTTGTTTTTAAATTAGGCGTACCTTTTTCAGCAGCTAATTTTTCAGAATTGCGTACATATCTGAATGAAAGTGTATGTTGATCTCTATAACCTTGGTTGTCAGTCCAAGTGCCGACGAGATGTGAAGTACGAGTTTCATCGTTAGTTAGTTCTATTGAAGGAACTAAGGATTTAAATGCTTTTACAATTTGCATAGTTGTTAAAATTTGGGTGAGTTGAACAGAAGTAATGTGCATGAAAAACACACCAGGACTTACATTTTAGGAATGCCTAGAGTGTTATGCAAGGAATGTTAATCTCCTTTCATACTTTCATAGACACGTAATCTTTCTTCATGTGTAAGATTTGGATGATCTTGGCATACAAGTTCCCATAAATCTTGATTACGTTCTTCATTTGGTAGATGAGACATAATTAAACTCCTGTATCTACAATCCATGTAATGGAATGTGAGTTGTTATTTAAGTAGTTAAGCCATCCTTTAAGAGTGAAAGGAGGTTTCTCATCTTCAAATTCAATCATGGCAATAGCATCTACTATTACTGTTTCATATTCATCTGGATGAGAAAGTTCAGGTGGATTAATTACAGCTGGATTAACTAAATGTTCGTGTTCAATTTGTGCATTTACTTCCATAAAGTTTTCATTTACAGAAGGTATTTCATTTAAAGAAATAACGGGAGCGTTAGTGATTTCCATTTAAGTAATAGTGAATTAAAAGTAAAGTTGTAATGATTGAAGAGGCTTCCATAAAGGCACGAAGAAGATTATGCACTTATCGTCTACCTTTAAGTCGTTGTTTCTCTTCCCATGCCTCCCTATGTCTTTCGTCTGCACTTATTGGTGGTTCTCCACCAGTGTCATCCCAAAGATATTGAGGAGTTGGATCATAATCATCATCAAGATTTTCTTCTTGATCATCATTTTCTTCCAGTTTTGTAGGAATAAAATCCATAAGGATTCCAAATTCTCTTTTATAGATTTGATCAAATTCTATTTCTCTACACCCTATAGGTGTTTCAGTGAAATGAAATTCAATTACATCATCATCAGAGACATTATGTTTTATTAAAATTTGTTTTAATAAACCTACAGTCATTCCACTCATCATGATTGTTCCTCCAATTTAAAAAGATCTGGATCAGTAGGATTCATACTTTGAACAGGTTGTCCATCGTATGTAAGTTCCATACTTAGCCCAAACTTTTCAGCTTGAGCTAAGAGGATTTGAGCTATAAGAAGAAAGGATCGTTTAGTAGTTTCTTCATGCCACTCATAGTTATTTTTATTGGAACAGTTACCAATTAAAGTAATTGTTTTACCAATAGATTTCATACGAGGGATAAATACTCTTTTAAAACGATTTTGTCTTTCTTTACGTTTAGTTAGATCTCCAATCATTTAGTTTTCTCCATCTTTAATACATGTTTATAAAGACGATCTATTGCTTCACGATTTAAATCATTTTTTTCATCAACAAGTGTTATTCGTTTATTTATTGCTGTTGAAACTACTGCTGTTTGCTGTGCTAAAGCAATTAGTGTACTTATTGTTTCTGACAGCATTTCCTTTAATACAGTTATTTCTTCTGTAGAAGCTGTATTTGTTTGTAAGTCTTGTAAAGATTCAAGAATCTTACTTAGATCACGATTGTTGTTCATTTTGTTTTGTCCTCCTTTGGATGAAGGATATAATTCCTTGCACGATTAGCTTCTTTCAAGGAAGTTTTGAGAATAGATGGATCTTTGTGTAGACATTTAATCCATGACTGTAAATAGTTGGCATGATTTTGCGTATCTGAATTAATTTGTAATTCATCTGCAATCAAAAATGCACATAATTCAGCCACTAATTCTTCTTTTGCGTAT